AAAAAGTTTGAAGTTGATGGTGAGTACGGCACTTATTTATATGGCGGTATAAAAGAAGTTCGTGATCTTGAGAATAGCCAAGCCGCGCTGGGTATATTTAGCGGAAAAGTAAATAATGTTGCAATTGCATCTAACGGAAGTAGTTTAACATCAATTAAATTTAGTAATAAATATATATCTACTCCAGTTATAATATGTGGACTCGCGTCTTCAGATAAGGAGGGCAATACTAATACAAACATTGGTCAATGTAGCGTCTATGCCGATGACATTAGCGCAATTGGATTTACACTTAAAATTGTAAATAAATCAAGTGCTGCTGTTGAGATGGGCGCTCATTGGATGTCAATTGGTCAGCCGAACACCGATCCTGACGCGAAGGTTATTATCACAGTCAAGAGGCCGGTGGCTAATATGACAAGTAATAATAGCGTTGATTGCATTGCAAGTGCTTCTAGTACATTGAGTAGTGCGTATCCTGCATGGAAAGCATTTGATTCGAGTCTGGGAGCTAGTTGGGTTAGTGCTAATAATACTAGTGACTTACAGCCTTGGATTTCACTGCACATGACAGAAAAATATTATGACGATGTAGAACAAAAGACAAAAGTAAGAGACTTTGCTTTGAAGAATATAAAGATGAGTGTCTATTCAAGAACTGGTTATACTATTAATCCAGAAGAAGGCGTAGTTGAAGGTAGTAATGATGGAGAAAACTGGACTGAGCTTGCGTCGTTTAAAGAATGGTCAACTTCTGCTAGTGGTTCACTATTGGGTGTAATTAACTGCAATAACACTACAGCATACTCATATGTAAGACTACACGTCACTAAAAAGCCATATAACCAATACTATATCGCAATTGGCAATATCAAAATTACTGGTGAAATCGAAGCATAAAATGGAGGTATCATATGAATATATTCCAATCTATATACGAAAAGATTTTTAATATCGCAACTGAAGAACAAGGCTCTGAGCAAGTAAAAGAAGAGGTTATTGAGTATGATCCTTCTACTCACGTAGATGAGGTGATGCACGGATGAGTTTTCAAACACTAAAATATGGAAGTCGTAGTGATTTCGTAAAAGCGCTTCAATTCATACTGGGCATCAAAGCAGATGGCATTTTCGGTAATGACACTGAGCAAGCTGTGCTAGACTATCAAGAAAAGCATGGCTTAGAGGTTGATGGTAAAGCTGGCAAGAATACAATTAAAAAGATTCTGGAAAATGCTCCCGTTCTGAGCTTCGGTTCAACGGGGGCTTTTGTTTACGCTCTTGAGACTATACTTGAAACAATGAAACTGGATGGCATTTACACGCAAGATGAAATTGCTCATGTAAAGACTTTTCAGGCTTCAAAGAATTTAGTTCAAGATGGTATAGTTGGAAAGAAGACTTGGGCGGCATTATTTGGTGTGGATGAAGAGCAGAATGGTGGTAGTGCGGTTGTAGATAATTGGGCTAGTACGAAGCAACCCATAAATTTCAAACAATACGATTCTCGCTGGGGATCGATCACCTATACAAAGAATGGAACTTACAACAAGAAACAAACTATTCGTAATTCTGGTTGTGGCCCAACTTCAATGGCAGATATTCTAGCCACATGGTTTGACAAGAATATTACTCCCAAGGAAACTTGTGCTATGTCTGTTGCAAATGGATTCAGAACAACCTCGTCTGGCACAAGCTGGGCTTTCTACAAATTTATTGCTGGCAAGTATCCTTTTTCTAAGTTCATTCAAACAAGTAGTTTTGTCACCATGCAAAACTGTTTAGCAGCTGGTGGGCTTGTTGTTGTGTCTTTTAAGAAGTCCAAATGGACAAACGGAGGTTAACAAAATGGCCTCCTAACACGGTGAACCGATAAATGTCGGGTGTCGTTTTTTGCGGCTAACGGTGAACGCTAAGTGTGAAAACATATGCCAATACCGTGCGAAGCCTTTGTATTAAAGGAACGTGTAACGACCATTCCGTAAGGAAGTAGCTTTCAGGTGAAATTCCTGTTTGCGAAGCGCCGTGCAATTTTGCAATAAAAAAAAGTATTTCATTATAGATCGGTGGTGTTAAATGGGGAGGAAGCATATAGATTTAACTGGTCAAGAAATAAATGGGATAAAAGTTATAAGCCTTGTCGATGAAAAAGGTGGTGCTGGGAAACATAAAAAATGGAATTGTGTATGCCCAGTATGTGGTAAAGAATTTATTGTTGCATCTCAGCACTTGCGCGATAAGAATAAACCAATTGCAATGTGCTTTGAATGCGGAATACATCAATATAATGACCTTGTTGGCAAGCGTTTTAATAAATTAACTGTAATTTCAAGAGTTGAAAATTCAAATGGTGGCAGAGTAGTATACAAGTGCCAATGTGATTGTGGCGCTATAGTAAATGTTCAAGCAAATCATTTGGTAAGCGGCGAAATTCAAAGTTGTGGTTGTATAGTTTCAAAAGGGGAAGACATGATAGCAAAATATTTATCCGACAAAAAGATAGAATTTGAAAAACAGAAGACTTTTTCTGATTGTAAATATAAAAGACTTCTAAAATTTGATTTCTATATCCCAAGTATCAACACTGCTATTGAATATCAAGGAATACAACATTTTGAACCAGTTGAATACTTTGGTGGCGAAAATGAATATCAAGTAAGAAAAACGTGCGATAATATAAAAGAAGAATATTGTAAGGATAATAATGTCGCGCTGTACTTTATAAATTATAATGAAAATATTGAAAGCAAATTAAATTGTTTATTGCAAAATTGAAGAGATGGTCTGGCCCTGTGGAAACACAGGGGTTAACGCATTTTTGTTGCCTCTGGAAAGATGATGGCAAATACATTTATGTAAATGATCCTGCGAGTGCTAGTACTGCAAGGGCCAAGGGGACTTATGCAGAGGTTAAGGCTGCGGCAAAGCAGTATTTTTGTTTTTATAGGTAATTATAATAATATGAAATTACTTTATACGTCAGAATAATATAATTGGAGGGGATGTCACTAATGTCTAAGGATTTTTTGACTGCTTTAAATCGAATAGTAGATGCTTTTGACGGGATTCCAGGTCATAATTCTTCTGTCGATGATTTGCTTACGGCACTAGATGCAATTGCAGATGCAATTGAAAACAATGCAGGAAGTGGTAGTGGAAATAGTAATATTTTAATTGTGCATTCAAGGGTAACTAGTAATGATGAAAATGAAACAGTATTCACATTGGATAAGACGTGGAAAGAGATATATGATGCTGATGTTGCGATTTTGGTAGAATCACATTTTCCCGAACAGAAAGAATCCACTTGTGTGGATTTGTATTTTAATGATGTCTTTACTGTAGAGGGTGGTAATAATCTTTACACAGCTGAAACTGAAAATGACTATCCTAGTTGCACTATTGAAAAAGAAGAGCCAATTGGTTAATCGTTATATTATGATATAATAATATAATAACTAGCCAACTAATTTGAGAGGGTGATTAACGGTGGAACAGGTAGATCAATTTTTAAAGGTTGTTTCTACGTTTAGTTCTATTGCCGTATCTTTGACTGCTATAATTGCATTTCTATCTGCATTTTTTAAGCCGATTAGGAATTCTGTAGTTTGGATATATAAGAAAATAAATGGGAATAGAGATAAGAGTGCAGAGATGATTAAAAAAATTGATGAAGTAAAAACCTGTCTATCAAAAGAAGTTGAAGATGTAAAGGTAGAATTAACACGGAAGATTCAAGAAGTGTCGGACAGTAACGATAACAACGAGATGAAGAGAATTAGGTGGGAGATATTAGACTTCGCCAATTCATGCAAGAACAAACGAAAACACACACAAGATGAATACAGACATATCATTGAGATCCACGATGATTATGAAAAGCTCCTTAAAAATACAGGAGCGGAGAATGGATTCTTGGACGCAGAGTATGATTACATTTTAAAACTATACGCAGATAGACAAGAACAAAATGATTTTCTATAAAAGAGGGTGACAGATATGACTTGGAACGAAGTTGTCATGTATATTATTGAAACTGTGCTAAAGCTAATTGTTGTTGTGCTTATCCCTTATGCTTTTAATTTGATCCGGGTGAAGGCAGCTAACGATACTCAGATTAAGTATCTCGATAAGTTTGAGCAGTTGGTCAAGGATTCTGTAGATCAGGTTCAGCAGACTTATGTTTCTAACATGAAGGCTGAGAATCTGTTTGATAAGGAAGCGCAATATAAGGCTTTTGAAATGGTGAAAAATAGTGTACTCGCGATGATGAATGACCGAATGATGCAGATTGTAATGGACGCTGTTGGTGATTTTGACGAGTATATCAAGAACAAGATTGAAGCAGAGGTATTTGCTATTAAGCAGAATACTCCACTTGTTCTTGGTGAAGTAACTGAAGCAGTAAAGGCAGACGC